GAAATAGAAAAGAATGCAGGTAATAATAAAAAAGAAAAAGAAATTACTGAGGGCATAAATCAACAATTTCCTGATCAAAATTTACCCTATCCACCTCCAGTGGCCGCGAAAGTACAAGTACCGGAACCGCCTTCACCGACGAAGCCACCAGAAGTAATAGTTCTTGACGATGAAGGTTTTCCATACCCAAATGCAGGAGGATTTGCACCAAGATCATATGATCTACCTCCCGATGAGCCGCTAGAATCAGAGCCTCCACCAGTACCTGCTTATCCGCCTGCAGCAGGAGGGTCAGACGTTAGAGGAGCAATAGTGCAAAAGGCATTGTCTTCTGCAGGACTTCGTTGGAGTTCTAATAGAAATGAATATTCTTCATGTATATTTTATGCAGAATTTGCAGTAAACCCAAGCTTAGCTATCAGCATGGCAAAAGTTGCATCAAGCTGTGGAGTTTTTGCCCGAGCGTGTCTTCAATCTGCAGGAGCATCGTATTACTTAAATCCAAAAGACGAAAGCTTCAAAGAAGTAAACACTGCATTCCCGTCTGATAAAACTTATACACCGAAGGATGCTGATCCATCAATAAAGTCTGCTGTTGGTGCGACGCCGTTGGCTTCTGACTACTTCAACGGCTTTTATGGACCGCCTAGTTCGATCGTTGCAGCTTTATCTCAGATGGCAACGCGGCGCGGGGCGCTAATAAATAAAGGTGTATACAATAAGATGCCCAAAGTTCGAGCAGGTGATATCTTGATAATTGGAGAACCTGCTCATGTTATAGTTGTCGTCCAAGATTTTGATCCTACTAAAGATAAAATAATGCACACTGTTGAGGGTGGTCAACAAGATGCAGGAAATGTAGGAACTGCAAGTTACAGAAAAGAACCAGGTATTTTAGCTTCTGCAATAAAAAAGATAAGACACGGTTACAATTTTACGCCGACTCCGACTCCTAACGAATATGACACTAGAAAAATAACCGATATAGGCGGATTGCTCTTCGGTAAAAAAGTTCTACAATTTGCAATTGACTCTGAAATTTTTATTACAGGCAAAAAAGCCTAGACTGATAATTAACGATCATGGCGGTCTACAGCTTTAAGAATGTCGGCAAAACAAAGATAGAACAAGATGCTGATTCTCTTAGCGCATCAAGTATTCCTTTTGGCATTAAGACTCCCTTGCAGCTAGGAAATTCTAGTGAAGGGATACTATCAATGAACTATTCATTGTCCGACCAATTTGCTGATAATTTAAGAAATTTGCTTTTGACTAACTGGGGCGAGCGTCTAGGTTTATATGATTTTGGCGCCAATCTAAAGCCTTTGACGACAGAATTAGTTAGTCAAGAAGAATTTGATAACGAAGCGATACAGAGAATAAAAAATGCCGTAGAAAAATGGATGCCATTCGTAACGCTAGAGACTTTTGAATCTTCTACCGACAGAACAGAAAACAGTAACACAGGTATAATAAAAATTTCTATAACGTACAGTATTCCTGCGATAGAAGAAAATAAGCGCGCTCTGCAAATTGTCTTATATGTAATCTAATTAAGGTAAAAATGGCTCTTATCAACAATAAACAAGCACTCAAGACGGTTAGACAGAGAAATTATCTCGCGAGAGACTTTGATGGTTTTAGAAGAGTTCTTCTAGACTACGCGAGACAATACTACCCTGACAGAATACAGGATTTTTCAGAAGCTTCAATGGGTGGTCTCTTTCTAGATATGGCTGCTTATGTTGGTGATAATTTGTCATTCTATCTTGACCACTTATACGGTGAGCTAAATTATGATACGGTTACAGAATCAAAGAACATTGAACAGATAATAAAAAATGCAGGTCTTCAAATTGTTGGAGCATCTCCATCTATTGTTAATGTAGATTTTTACATAGAAGTACCCCTTACAAATGGCGAGCAAAAAGTTAATCCTAGCTTACTCCCCACAATAGTTGCAAATACTGTCGTACAATCAGACAATGGAACCAGATTAACGCTCATTGATGATGTTAATTTTTGGCAACAAAATTCAGTTACTGGTGAAATAGAACAGAGCTCAGATGTTGAAGAGACAAATGGTAGAAGAATAGGAGGAGTAATTGCTTCTAAAATACTGAAGAAGACTGGCGTGTTTATTTCTGGCGTTCAAACAACCGATACTTTTCAGGTCGGAGCATTTGAGCCTTTTAGAACAGTCACTCTCTCTTTTCCTGATGTGTCAAACATCATCTCCGTAACTGATGCTAAAGGAAATATTTACTATGAAGTTGAAAATTTAACACATGATGTAGTCTATAAAAACACATTGAATACGTCAGAGAGAGATAGTGTTCTAGTAAAAGATTCTTTAAAAGTTATACCTGCACCCTACAGATATGTAAAGCAGACTTCAATCGATCAAAGAACTGTTACATTACTTTTCGGTGGTGGTACTGCAGATTCACTCGACGACGATGCAATACCAGATCCTTCAGAGTTTGCCATTCCTCTAAGATATACACAAACTTTTTCTAGAAAAGCAGTAAATCCGCAGCGTCTGCTAGAAACTTCAACTTTAGGAATTGGTCCCTCAGACACTACTGTTTCTGTGACTTATAGATACGGTGGTGGTTTATCCCACAACGTTTCAGCTGGAAGCATTAGAACAATTAATTTTATTGAAGTTGAATTCCCTAAAAATCCATCATTAGAACAGCAGCAATTAATTAAAAATGGCATAGAAGTATACAACACAGAAGCAGCATCTGGTGGTGAGGATGCGCCTACTGTTGATGAAATACTAGCACTTGTTCCTGCACTAAGAAGCGCGCAAGAAAGAATTGTTACTAAGGAGGACTTACTTGCAAGAGTCTATACGATGCCTTCAAATTTTGGCAGAGTATTTAGGGCATCTGTCTCAAATAATCCAAATAACCCACTAGCATCCAGGCTTCACATCATCTCAAGAAATCCCAGCGGTGTGTTGATTCCATCTCCAGACTCTTTGAAGATGAATCTAAAGAGATACTTAAATTCTTACAGAATGATCTCGGACGCAATTGACATACTTGACGCAGAGATAATAAATTTAGAGATATTTTTCCAGGTTGTTGCAGATCCCTCATACAATAAGACCACACTGATAAAAAATATCATAACTTCTTTGCAGTCTCAAATGAATTCCAAGAATTTTCACATTAATCAACCAATTGTGAAATCAGACATTGTTGGAACGATATACTCTCATCAAGGAGTGATCGGCATAGAGTCAGTTACAATTAAAAATCTTTTTGGAGTAGTAAATAACAGAGCTTATTCAGAGACTGTCTTCGATGTTCTAGCAAATACTAGAAATCAGATTATTTATCCGCCTGAGGGCGGAATCTTTGAGGTAAGATTTCCAGATATTAACATTATTGGTAAAGCGGTGTCAAATGTATAGAAGCTTAAAGTCTGACAAAGACACTTATATCACAAATAAGGTCGTCAATTTAGAATCCAAAGTATCTGGAAACGTTGGCGTTGCGGGTACACTTGATCTCTTTAAAATACATGATTTAGCACCGTCTTCTGCGGGTGTAGTAGACGAATTGTCTAGAATACTCATGCATTTCGATCTAACAGATCTAAAGAGTCTGCATGCTTCAGGTGGCCTAGATATTAATCACGACTCTTTTCAATGCCAACTGTCTTTAAGCGATGTCTATGGCGGACAGCCAACTCCCAGCGATTTTACTGTAAGCGTGTTTCCTTTGTCTGCATCATTTGAAGAGGGCTTAGGTAAAGATTTAGCTTATTACTCTGATGTAGATGCTGCCAACTGGCTGTCATCGTCTAGAGGCACATTGTGGATATCAGAAGGTTGTTCTTCCGGTGGAGGTGCAAGTCAAAACTGTGACTATATTACGGGCTCTACGTCAATTAGCAACGCAGAAACAAAGCAGACTTTTGCAAAAGGATCTGAGGACTTAGTTGTTGATGTTACGTCAATAATATCTGCTACGCTGACAGGTGAATTGCCTGACCGTGGATTCAGACTAACTTTCTCAAGCTCTATTGAAACTGATGGAAACACTTACTTTGTTAAAAGGTTTGCAAGTCGTCATGCTTATGATGAAACCAAGCGTCCCAAACTAATTTTTAAATTTGACGACTCAATAACAGATGATACTCAAAATTTAACTTTCGATACAGACTGCAAGATAAATCTTTACAATTATATAAAAGGTGATCTACAAAATTTGACTTCTGGTTCTGACGTTCTTACGGGCAGCAACTGCGTTAAACTAAAACTTATAACAGAAACGGGAGGTTATTCTTTAACGTTCTCGGGCTCACAATTTGCGTTAGGATCAAACTTTGTGACCGGGACTTATACGTCAACAGTTAATATTTCTTCAGCAAATGCAACAATTGCAACAAGAATAGCTGAATCTGGCTCTGTAAAATTTACACCAGTATGGATCACAAATGATGCATCTGTGGCTTTTGTATCAGGAAGCATGATAGAAGCTAAAAAGCCAACTAGAAGCTCTGCATCAAATAAGAAAAAATTCTATCGAGTAGTAATTAGCGGAATTGATGAAAGTTATTCTAATGATCAAGACGTGTCAGGAAGGGTAAATATATTTGATGATAACAATCCATACGTCAAGCTAGTAAAGATGCCCGTTAATTTGGCAGGAATAGTATTAAGCAATGTCTATTATTCTGTCAGAGAAATGGAAACAGGAAAGACCATAATTCCTTTTGATGATGTAAAAAATTCTACAAAAGTTTCTAGCGATTCAGAAGGGATGTTCTTCGTATTTAATTCATCTTGTCTTGACGCTGGAAGAACTTATGTTATTGACATTATGGTAAAAATAAACGGTGTAAAGAATGTTTATCAAGATGCGTCAAGCGTTTTTCGTGTAATAGAATGAGATTATAAAAATGTCTTTTCAAATAGGAACTTTTAGCTCACCTGCATTCATAAAGTCAATCCTGCGGGATGCAAAACCGGTTCAGGCAAATGCAGCAGAATTGATAGAACAAGGAGCAGCACTAACTTTTAACGAAGAAGACTCTTTTAAATATGATCCTATAGAGTCACCGCTAAAAAGCACACAGCAGCTCAATATCGACTGGTCTAAATTTGAAAATCACACATTTTTTTCTTCTGCAGAAGTAAAAGTCAATGATGCTTTCAATATATTGATCAATA